GTCAAAGGAGCGGAATGACATATCTTACTCCTTATTCGTATTCAGGTGTTTGGTAGCTTGGTGGGTTCTTGAAACGATCTCTACGGAAGGAGCCTTCGATACGGTTAGTGTTAGCTCGTACAGCCTCAACGGTACTCTTAGTGATACCACCAGCTAAGACCCCTACCGAAGCACCTGCGGTCTTACCTTGGTACTCTAGGTTATCTGCTAAAGCCATATACTGCTTGGCTAAGTCGGAATAGTCAGCACTCAAAGCACCACTTAATTGTGTCGTTACCTGTCGGGAGTATTTAGAGGCAATGACACGGGCAATCCAAGCCCCTGAGTAATACACGTTACTGCCGTTCTCAGAAAGGGCAAACGTAACCTCTTCGTTTTGAACCTGTTGGTCATCAGTGTTAGTATCGCCAACCAATAGGCGTACTGTATTGAGACGACCAGAGGCCGTGGTAGTGTCCAAGTCTGTAGGATCGTAAGACCATGCCATGTAAGTCGTCTCCGTTGTTATTAGTCAGCGAGAACCTTGTCTCGAATGTCGTAGAAGTCTTCCGTAATCCAGCGATTGACATTAAGGAAGCGCCTGATTAGGCCACGTTGCTTGTCGTCAATCTTAGACTTCTTACACTTCTTAGCTTCAAACTCTGTCTTACTGGAGGTACGTTTGTTTACCTCGACATTAAGTAGGTTAACTAAGGTCTCTAAGTCTTTACCAGCTAGTTCAGACAGTCGATCTCCAACTTTGTTCTGAACCTCAAGTTCTTTGTTGTGGTGAATGTAACCAGCGGCGTATAGGGTAGAAACCTTGTCTTGGTCTATTCCTCGCTCTGCCCAGTTAAAGTGATCTCCACGTTTCCAATTCGTATTATCCGCCAGTAAAGGCATCTTGATAAACACAGGCCAATCGACCTGCCAACCCAAGTATGTGGGGTGCATAGGGACTCTCCATTATATGAATACTGTTATGTTCTGTTATATATTGGGTTGTACCCCAAGCCGTTAAGCTCAGGGTACACCTTTAGTAGTATCGCTTAGGCGATTACGGCTGAGAAGAAGTAACCCAAGTCAGCGCCTGTGACTTTCATGTCATAAGCCATCTTAACTTGGATGTGTTCTGCAACCTGTTGACGCTTGAGAGCATCGTCAGAGAAGGACTCAACGGTAACACCGAGGTTGTTTACGCCGGGAACTGAGTTCCATGCGAATGTCAGACCAGCGGCAGGGGTCATCAGACCTGATGCACGAGGTGTGTGTACCAACAGAGCGTTCTTACCACCGATGAAAGAGTTGCTTTCAGCAAGACCTTCGTCAGCACCGTTCTTAACAGCTTCCATGACGTAGAAGTTCTCTACTTCAAAGATTTCTGCCAGTTTAGCATCTGTAATCAAAGCTGTGTTTGTTACAGTTGCGCCACCGTTCAAGCGGGCGAGGATGTCTGGGTGGTTAACCAAGATGTCACGAACTTCTTTACCAACAACCATTGTGTTTGGCTTGAAGCCACCTGATGCCAACTGCATGGTACGGCGACCATTAGTTACGTCAGAGATTGGTGTGGAGTTAGTGTAGTCAGACCACAAGTTTGCAGGAGTTACGTCTGTAGTCCAGACACCAGCCTTGAAGAATGTGTCAGCGAAACGCTCTTCACGGTCGATCAACAAGCGAGTTGTCAATGTCTGTGCGCCAGCGGAACGGATTTCCAACATTGCATCTTCGTTAGCGATAGTCTGCTCATCGAAGTCCATGCCGAGGCCATACACGTCAGCGTAGTAAGCATCGTTGGAGATTGCCATACCGATGCGGTTAACTTCTGTGCGTGGCGCAAGTTTCTTTACGTCACCAGAGCGGTTCATGTTCGCACGGTCATAGGTGTAGAACTTGTCAGACTGACGAGCAACGCCTACGGTTGGGAATACTTTATCAGCGACAAAGTTAGTTTGTTCTTGTACATAGGCCAGTGTCAGATTAGACAACGGCTGGTCAATATGTACCTGAGATGGGGTCAAAAGTGGCATTAGATTATTCCTTTAAATGCTAGATTAGGCAGCTACGTTGCCACCTTGGATCATTTCGATTTCGATGATCTGACCATCTACACCGTCTTCACGGGCATAACCAAGTACAACATCACCTGTGGCTGCGAGAAGGGCTGTGCCATCTGCGCCAGTTTGGATTTGATCGCCAGCAGTAATAGCACCACCAGCTTCTACCATGACGGAGCCAGAGACACATACGGTCACGGCAGCACCAGCAGCAGCACCAGCGAGACATACGCCAATAGCGTTCTCACCAGCAGCGTCAGCCAGATCAACTTGACCGTCAGCTTCCAGAGTTACGAATTTGAATTGTGCTGCGGAAAGGTTTTCCCCAGCGATAAAAGTGCGGTTATCACGAGACTGCATAACGGCCATTGTTATTCCCCTTTGTAGGATTTAGTGATGAGTGCTTTGCCTTCGTCGGTCTTAGCTACAGCAGCATAAGCCTTGGCGAACTCACTCTTTTTCAGTTGGTTTTCGTCCATGTAGGACTTTACGAGAGCATCCAGTTTGTCAGCAGAGGTAGCGAACTCACCGTCTACATCGGACTTACCAAATTCTTGCATGGAGGCTTCAAAGGCAGCATCAGCAGCTTTGAGCATTACCATAATTGCTTCATCTTCTGAGAATGATTTCAGAAGTGACTTGGCTGCACCAGTTTCAAAGTGTGGCAGAACTTCTTCTGCTTTCTTTGTCAACTCAAGGTCAGCCTTTTCGATTTCATGTTCACGCTTGGCTACAGCGGCAGCTTCGAGTGCTTTGAGGACTGGGGCTGGAATGTCGCTTTTAGCTACCATCTCACCGTCGATGTCCATCATTTCTTCTTCCGCTTTCTTCTCTATTGAGTCGGCACGAATAACGTAACCGTTGTCAATAAGACCTTTGCGGAGATGCTGGTTTTCAGCAGTAAGACGATCAAAGTCAGCCTTAAGTGCCTCAACGTCAATTTCAGGAGCTTCTACAGCTTCAACTTCTGGAGCAGCTTTCTCAGCAACTTCTTCTGTTACAACTTCATCAGCTTTTTCCATGTCGTAACCGAGAGCTTTCATAGCCTCGCCACGTCCACAACCTTTGTCGTCCATGTACGCCTTTAATTTGGCTTCCATATCTTCATTCATTTTCGTAATTTCCTCTTCGGAATTGTCACGCTTGAAGAGGGAGACCATTGCTTGTGCATTGGCTGGACGATCCACAAGGGAAAGTTCTTCAAGGTGCAAGTTTTTCAGGAGATTAGGCAAGTTAGATTTCCTCCTTAATAGCACGTCCACCTATAGAGAACGCAGCGAGTTCACCAGATTTGACCATATCCCAGACGGTATCATCGAATACTTTGTAAGCGACAACCCATCCTTCACGATCAGACTGGATACCAAGAGCATCACCAATTTCTTTAGTGATAGGAAGAGAGTGGACAACTACGCCAACCTGATCTCCAACGTGCATGGCCTTGCCGACCCGCACATGCTCCATAAATTCGTTAACGGCTTTTACCAGTGTGCCAGCTTCGATAACGTCACCCTGACGATCAATAACTGCCTCACCCTTTTCTGTAACTACAGAAGCCCATCCGTAGACCATACGCTGTTCGTCGTCAGTCTTGAGGATTTTACCTTCGATATTCTTTGTCATTTCACCCACCGATGTGTTGGATTCCCACATACGACATGACCAGTAGCCAGCCGTTGTTTTATCTTTCTTGGTATCGCAAGAATGGCGGGAGCGGAAATTGGCACGAGCTTTAGGATCATCACGACGAATTTCCATGTTAGGGTCTCCGAAAGCTACCCGTTTAACCTTACCACCGTCCTGTACGAATACTTCAAACTTCTTGTTGCCACCCTTGATACGCCGAGGCTTGTTTAGGGTGACAGTTTCGCCCTGATACTCAGCTTTAGCAAAGTCTACCTTTAGTATCTCAGCTACAACAGCCCTGAGAGCCTCTATACGGCTCACTGATGGCTCTTCTGCCTCTTCGGTAGGCTTACCCCCTTCGTAGAACGAAAGGTACGCCTCGTGGCTCTCACCGGGCATATAAACAGCCTGTCCATCGTAGTCAGAAACGTGAGTGGCTCCGCCCATACCCAAGTCCATAGAACGAGAGATAGCTTCTGGCTCAGTGGTGAAGATGTCGTTGGCGTATTGTGCTTTGCGAAGGGTTGATAGCTTATGGCCTACCATAGTACCTGTGGGCTTACCTTCGTCATCAATGATCTCAATACGAGCAGCAGGTTCCTCTTTTGTACCTGTTATCTTTACAGGTATGCCAGAGACCTTACCATCACGAACAACCTGACGGATAATTCCACGGGCAGTTCCACCAGAACTATTCCAAGATACCTTTTGTCCAACTTTCATTAACCTGTAACCTTTGCTAGATAACCTTTGAATATACCAAATACGACTGCGTTGTTATCCGTTGTCTCACATCTCACACGCACATCTGAGTTCTTTGGTACAATAATTGCGGGATCAAGGCTTATGTCAGAGTTTCCGCCAGTTGAAGATGCGGTAAAGCAAGCTGTCTGCAAGAATACCCCATTTGGTTTCTTTATTTCAATGTAGAAGTCAACGGCAGCAGACTGTTTGGCACTTACCGCCCCATAGAAACCAGTCATAACGTAGTAGTCTTCTTTACTGAAAGATGTCGCAGCCTTGAAGGACTGTTGAAACCCCAGAGGAATATCAATGTGTATCTTAGTTTCATCAGTTGGGACACCATTGCTAGTTGCTGTGTCCTCATATGCGACTACACGACCAACAAGTTCTGTTCCGCTGTTGTTAGACATTCTGGATATTCTTGCAAGACCTGTGTTCAGTGCTACGGGTGTCTGACCACTTAGTGTAACTAGCTGAACCACAAAGGTTAAGTCGTCTCCTGATATTGTGTGACCCTCAACTCTGACTTCTTGTGTATCAAAACCAGAGGAGGAGGAGATGTGAGTAATATCGTTATCTGAGACATAAGCCTCATTGCCGCCAACTGTCCAAACAGTCTCTAAAGTGTTTGCAACTAGTTCTGCTGACTTACCAAACTTGAGGAGGGACTTTGCTTTTCTGTCAATAGATACAACGTCACCGTGAGTAGACTGTATTTCACGCTCAGACTGAACTAGGCGACCATCTGGAACTTCGTATGTACGTCTCTGCCATCCTCCGAACATTTGCTCTATTTCCTCTATTTCTCTAACTATGATAGCATTAGGATCAACTGGCTCATCAACATCGGGTACAGGTGTTAAGATGTCATCTGGCTGGATAACGGAAGTCTGTGATAAAGCAAAGATACTTACTGTTGGCTGTTGGGTAGTTAAACTGTTGGCAGAAAGGTTTTGATTTTGTGCTAGGTTAACTGTACCAATGTCTGGGCTTTCAGTCTCTGTCGCAGGGGCTGTGAAAGTTTCGTCTTCTGCTACATTTGCTTGTGGCAAGACAGGTATGCCTGTCAGTACGCCTAAGAAGGTTAAGTCATGCTCTTGTGTAATACTTGGGCCACCTAGAACTGGTGTACCAAAGGTAAGGTCTACACTAGTTACAATATGACTCTGAGTAAGACTTACGGTTTGTAGGAGAGGGGAACCAGAAGATAGATCATCTGCATCTAAACTGTGGGTTTGTGTTAAGGTAGTGTTATCTACTGATGGGGCTTGTGAGGCAATGTTACTTGCCGTAAGCTCTATGTTTGTTACGCCCCCATCATCGCCCAGAGGATTAGAGGCTAGTGGGGAAAAGCCTAACATTCAATTACCTCTTAAGCGTCTACAGCTATCTCTTTAATTGTGTAGTTTGTTGTCGTGGCAGAAGTGGCTGTAGCTAAAAGCCTAAAGTTTCCACCTGATATATCTACATCAAAAGTAGCTAGGGGGTTTCCAGTGTATATCTGTCCATACTCCGTAGCTACTGCTGTTGTACCGTCATGTATAACTAGCAACTCAGACATTTGTCTGTCTGTACCACGTTTAGCTGTCACAATTAACTTAGCTGAACCGTAGTCTGCGACAGGGTACACAGCTAACTCCGTCTGAGAGGTGCTTGAAGTTGAAGCGACAGTCTGGGCCAACCCCCCAGAAGATAAATCCTCAGCCGTTGCTGAAACAAACACCACAGCGGAACCGCTTAAATCCAGCGCATTGTTTGAGTTACTACTTTCTGTTACGTTGCGGGATAAAACTATGTCTCCACCGCTAATAACATCTACATAAACGTCCAAGTCACCAATAGTAGAGCCTAAACGGGCCTCATAAAAGGTTAAGTTTCCCGCACTTTGACTTAAGGTTATCTGAGGGCTTCTTAGCCAGAATATGTCGCCGTTTACAGTGGGGCTGGAGGATTCCGTGTATACATACCAGCTTGTACCATTAGCCCCTGTCGTTAAGCCTGTGCTACTAGATGGGGTTCCAGCGGCGTCCCTATTCCACCTTTCACCCGAAGTTCCAGTAGAAAGATTTGTAAAAACTGCATCAGAGTAATCACCGTAGGAGCCATTAAAGGTAGTCTGAAAACCATGCGTACTAGACTCGAAGTTGTAGGAGTTATTATCTATATTGACTTCATCTATTTGAAGATCAGCGAAGTAACTTGTTCCAGATGAAGCAACCGTGTGCTTAAACACTATCCTAACAGTAGCACCTGAGTAGGAAGATAAATCTACTGTTCTCTGTATCCAAGAACCACTAGAACCACTTACGTTAAACAGGCTACCAGTTAATCCAACTTGACCAGAATAAAGCCCAGTTCCTATTTCCCAGTCATTACCGTCTTCAATAACATACCGTACTTCATCCCCGTCCACTATCCCAGCAGAAGTAAAACTCCTGTACCCATCTATCGCAGAACCTAGACTTAACGGGCCTGTACTAGTGGTGGGCGTGGACATCTTAGCCCTATTTACTAGTTTAACCATAAGTCACCTATGCAGGATCAGGAATACCGATTGAGAAAGAACCTAACGAGAAAGTATTACCAGAGGTTACGGATTGAGATGCCGACAAAGTGTTAGTCACCAGCAACCTTGAGTTAACAGTGTCAACTATGGCAAAGTGTGTGGCTGTGCCTGTACTTGTTACAGAACCGTCAGTCAAAGAAGCTACAGTAACCTCACGTCCACCAGCACCCCGATCAGAAGGTGCGCCGATGGAAATTGTGGCTGAGTTCCCTAAAGCATAAGTGGCGGTAGCCTCTGCGTAGGTAGATGCCTCTTGTGATGTGATATAGATAGCGTTTGCTTCTGTATCTAGTATCGAAAGGCCGTTATCAAATACTCTATCTGCTAGACTTGCCATTGTTACTCTTCCTCTTCAACTGTAGTGGGCTGACCAACATCAGGGTCGTATTCCAAGTCAGCTATGTCCATAAGGTCTTTAACAACCTCTGGGTGAGAGGATACATCAATGTTAGCGCCATTCAAGTTACGGAGGAAGGCTGCAACCTCACGGAGATCATGTGGAGCGACATCACCAGCTTCGATAGTTGGCATCAGATCATAATTCAGACCGTTCAACTGCCAAAGACGCTCGACCAACTGTTTGTTGAGAACGTCAACGATTGCTTGGATGTAACTCTCAAGCGCACGGAGGAACAGGTCTGTCTTCGACTTGGAGAGAGCATAAGAACCCCCAGAGGAACCAAGCAGAAGAAACTCAGAAAGTACAGAACGAGCAATGTCATGCTGGTAACGACTGACGATTGGGTTGATGTCAATGTTGCGTTTACCATTGGATGCCATAAGCTCAATGTCAACTAACCTAGTGGAGGAAGGCGCTCCGTCTTTATCGGGGTAGGTGTCGGATGGCAGTATAATGTAACCTTGCTCGTTGAACTTAACATCTCGTAAGATTTGCTGCAAGTTGTGTACAAATCCTGATTGAGCAGAAGAAGCGTCACCAGAAAGATACTCAGCGGGAATACGAGCGACAGGAATACCCGCCAACTCTCGTTCAACCGCAATGGCCTCAATAGCCTGTAAGTTGTTAAGGTACTCGTAAGAAGTATAAGCGTTACGAAGAATACTACGGCCACTTGGATCACCATTTATTGAGGTAGTGCGGTAATACAATGACTTATTAAGTGGGATATAGTTTCTGCTTGCCATAAGCCCGACTGACTGCTCAATACCTAGAACATCACCAGTCTTTTGATCTACGTCAAACTTATTTATAGTCCAAGGCGCACGGGCTGCAATCTTACGCACACCAATACGTCCATCTGTGTATTTAGAGTGTTTCTTATCAGAACGCTCAGTTGGGCCAACACGCCGCTTGTAGATAACCTCGAACCAACCGAAGCCATACGACAGAAACGACAAGGCTTCTGCAATGTGGTCATCTAGGGTGTGATCCATGTCATCAAGAACGCTCTTAACGAAGTCAGCTTCCGCTTTAGCTGCATCACTCTCATCAACTGGGTTAACGTGCAAGTCAACATCACGAAGGATTTGCTCAACAGAATACATAACCGCACCAACGGTACTATCATTGTCACGCATCTCACGGTACTTGCGAATGGCTTTCTTGCCACGCAGTTCAGGGAGAAACTCATCAGCACGGATTTGACCGTTATGTGTGTTATCGCCAGCTACACCAAGGGTGGATTTAGCTTTGGCCTCTGAGAGCTTCTTAACCATGAGGTAGGTTCCATTATCATTTCTGTGAAAGTCCCTTGGCACTTGAGTAAGCGAGGGTCAGTTTGGGTTTCGCATATCCGTTAAGTGAGAGGTCTGTAATTGCCCATACACAGGCATCAAGTCTATCTGGGGAACCAATCGACCCTAGTGGTTCCCATGTTCTCATTTGTGTCTCTAGTTCGTTTAGCGAAGCCCCATCAGGGGGATTAGCCACATGCTTTACTAAACCACGCTCGTACAATGCCGATACAGGTTCAGCTCTAGCGAACTTACCACGAGATGCTCTAACAGCCTTATAAGGTACTGTAGGGTCTTCTCCGTGGATCGTCTGCTTAACCATATCACCACCTTGGTTAACTTCCGCTACAATACGGTCAGCTTGGTACTGGTGATATAGTTGAATAGCTTTAGATGCCCAACCCTGCGGTGATAACCTATCAGTGTAATCTCCGAGGACGTAGGCAATACCGTTAATGTCAATACCTGCGACAACAATACCCGTCATGTCACTCTCAGCATTAGAGGTAACAGCGGGATCAAGTGCAACGACAATACGGGAAAGGTCTGGGACTGCCTCATGCTTAACTGAGGCGTCATCTAGCATAGCTGTAGTCCACAAGGCTCCTTGAGCTTCTTCTAGGACTTCTGCGTAAAGCTCTTGTCTACCTAGTCTAGTTCCTTCGTACTGCTCTTTAACAGCAGTGAGGTATGTGTTAGCTAGGTTAGCTGAGTTATCAAAGGTACTACCAGTGGTAACTACAGTCTTAGGGTCTTTGAGTATCTGACGAATAAGTTTGGTTGGCTTAGGTGTGGTCGTAACCATGATCCTTGGGTGTTTACCCAGACGCATACAAAACTGTAGCATCTGCCAAGTGTCCATGTCCTTGTTCCAAGCAGCAGTCTCATCACACCATGCTAACTCAAACTGTGGGCCACGGAGACGCTCAGGTTCCTCAGCGGAGAAGAACTGTACTTGCGCTCCATTCTCCCATGTTAGTGTACGCTTAGTTGGAGACCACTCAGGAAACCCCATCTTCTTACCTGCGTAGGTTCTGTCACCCTTCCAGCATACCGATAGGAAACCAGATTCACCCTTGACCATAACTCGTTCAATATCTGAGTTAGTGGAAGCTACAGCAGCTATACGCTTAACACCACGCTTAACATTATCTCTAACCCA